TCTATTCCCGAATATGAGGTAAAATCAACATTCCATGGAAGAGTTTTTATGAGATCTGGAGTGGAATTTAGTTCAAATGATACTTACAGTAATAATTATCTTTTTGATGACATTTCAGATTCTTTTGATGCAAAAAATAAAGATTTTGAAATAACTTCTTCCGGAAATTCAGTAACTGGAATTTCTACTCAAAATTCTATACTTTTAATTAACAATATTCTCCAGATTCCGGAAAGAGATTTTGAACTTACAGAAAATCTTGGAAAAACTTTTGTCAATTTTACCGGAACGGCAACATCAGCCCTTTACGATCCTAATAATGCTTCGGTTCCAAGAGGTGGAATAATAATATCTGCAGGTTCTACTAATGGTTTTGGTTTCCAACCATTAGTTTCTGCTGGAGGAACGGCAGTAGTTTCGATATCAGGAACAATTCAGTCAATTAGTATTGGTAATAGTGGTTCTGGATATAGATCTGGAATACAGACTAATGTTAGAGTTGGTGTTCAAACTTACAGTTCTGGTTTAGCAAATATAGAATTTATAGGTACAGCTACGGTATCCAATGGAGAGGTTATATCAATCAACATTACAAATCCAGGTTCAGGATATACCAATTCTAATCCACCAAAAGTAGTAATAGATTCTCCATTACCATATGAGAATTTAAAGTTAAAATATTCAAGTTCATCTCAAAGTGGAGTAGGAACAGAATCTGTAGTTGACATTGTGGTGGGTCAAGGTTCCAGTGTTATAGACTTTAACATAAAAAACTACGGATATGGTTATAGAGTCGATGACATTTTGACGATAGATGTTGGTGGAGACACCGGAATTCCATTAGATCCCACAAAAATCTATGAAGAATTTTCTTTAATTGTCAACGAAACTCAAACAGATTCATTCTCTTCTTGGAATTTGGGAGAATTTGAGTTACTTGATGATATAAGTTCCGAATTTAATGGAAGTAAAAAAAGTTTTGGTCTATATTTAAACAGTGAAATATATACTATCATTAAAAAACCTGGATCAATTTTAGACCTAAAGGCAGTTATATTGGTATTATTAAATGATGTAATTCAAATTCCAGACGTGGCATATGAATTTAATGGTGGTAGCGTAATTACATTTACAGAAGCTCCAAAGAATGGAGATAAGTGTTCTATATTATTTTATAAGGGAACACCAGATATTGATACATTAAATGTTGATATATTGGAACCTATAGAAGTTGGAGACAAAATTAGAATATATTCCGATGATTCTTCATTGAATCAAAAGGAAAGAATTGTAAATGAAATTTTAAGTCCAGATATTTTAGAAACAAATCCATATTATTCTTTAGGAATATCTGAAGATGAAGAATTGTCTAGACCTTCAGTCTTGTGCAAGCAGAGAAATGATTTGGTTATTGATAATGAAAGTATTACAAAAGATAGAGCTCAATACGAACCAGTCATAAATCCTGTAGCTAAAATTATAAGTTCTGTTGGAATTGGATCCACTCAAATATGGGTGGATTCTGTTACTACACTATTTGATTATGTAAATGAAAATGTTGGGCAAACTTATATTGAAGATGTGGAGATTATAATAGATAATTTATCTATAGCAGGAGCCTCTTGTACAGCGATTGTTTCCTCGGCTGGAACAATAACATCAATACCAATAAGTTATGCAGGGTACGGATATGAGAGTTCTCCCACCGTTAGTATTTCTTTACCATACTATCCAGATTCCGGACAAAGAGCAGAGGCATCATCTTCAATCACTTCCGGAATTGTGACTAATGTGTCTATAACAAATCCTGGATTTGGATACACAAGTTCTAGACCACCTTTGGTCTTAATAGAACCTCCAATCGCAAAAAGAGAAAAACTTCCAAAAGTTACTTATGCTGGTGATTTTGGAATTATTAGTGGAGTATCAACCGTTAGTGTGGGAGGAACTGCTTTGGAATTTGAATTGGTAATACCAACTAATTCGATATTAAGAGATTCTGATTATGTAGATTCGGTAATTACAAATAGTCAACTGGCACCTGGAGACTATTTTATGGTTTATGGATCAACTATTGGGTCTGGAGTTACTTCACTAACTAGAGATGGATCCATAATTGGTATAGGTACTACTGGAATTGATAATGTTTATCAGGTAGATTCGGTATCCTTTGCTTCTACTGATGCTTATGGTATTGGACCAACTACTGTCAAGAAAGTAGTTGTTAAGGTTGTTTCCAATGAAAACTTATCCGGATATGCATCTAGTAGTTTCTATGGAAACTTTACTTGGGGATTGATAAAATTATATTCACCAACCATCAATTCATTTGAAATAAATAGTGATTATGGAGTTGTTGGTTTGAATAGCACTCCAACTGTGAAGAGAATAAATCCACTCAAATATACATTATACAATTTAACTTAAACAATAAATACCTAAAAAGTATAAAATCAATGGCTGCTATTATAACTGACCAATTTAGACTTTTTTCTGCTAGAAATTTAGTCTCTTCTGTAGAAGCAGAAGAAAATACATATTATGCATTTATCGGACTTCCCAATGCCTCCGATTATGATTCAAATTGGGATGCAAGTCCACCATCACCATTAGATTCTTTTGATAATCATAATGATATTTGGGATACAATTATAGCATTAAAAAGAATAAAGGGTGAAAATTGCCTAAATGTTGTTAGAAAAATAAGTTGGTCTTCTGGAACTTCTTATGATATGTATAGGCATGACATAAGTAGAAATAATGTATCAAACGTCACTGGATCTACAAGTTTATACTCATCAAATTATTATATTATTAACAAAGATTACAGAGTTTATATTTGTCTAGAAAATGGAACTGACCCAGAGCATCCTAGCGGAAAGCCTTCTTTGGTAGAACCACTTTTTATTGACTTTGAACCAAGATCATCTTCTGATGGGTACGTTTGGAAATACCTTTATACAATGACTCCAGAAGATGTAATTAAGTTTGATTCCTTAAATTACATGCCAGTTCCAAAAGATTGGGAAGTTACTAATGATTTGTTATACACAAATGCTTTGTTTAGTGGTCAAATAAAAACAGCGATTATAAAAAATAGAGGGACTAATTTGGGTCCGGCAAGAACATATTCTAATGTTAGTATTGTTGGTGATGGAGATGGTGCTGAAGCAACAATTATTGTTGGAAATGATTCCACAGTAGAATCAATAACAATATCAAATGGTGGTAGCGGATACACACATGCAAAAGTTGATATCGCATCCGCAGGATTAGATCCGGGAAGTGATTCTGAAGTTCCAGAATTTGATGTAATTATTCCACCTCCAGGAGGACATGGATTTGACATTTATAAAGAACTTGGGGCACATAATGTTCTAATTTATGCTAGAGTTCAAAATGATGAAGAAAATCCAGATTTTACTGTAGGAAATAAAATTGCTAGAATTGGATTGATAGAGAACCCAACAGATATCAACGATAATTTTCTATTTGATGACACTATTAGCGCATTACCTGCATTAAAATTGACTGGAATAAATCTAGATAGTGATTATCAGAATGCTACATTTGAATATAATGGTGTTATAGAACAAACCATAGGAACCGGAATTACTGCTTATGGTAGAATTGTTTCTTATGATAATAAGACAGGAGTTTTAAAATATTGGAAAGATAGAACACTATCCGGATTTGATACTGGAACATATAATAAAATAGAGTCTTCTTATGGAGATGAAGTATATGAGTTTACTTCTAGTCCAGCAGCAGGAGGAAGTCTAGTTATAACAGGCGGAAGTGTTAATTTGCAAATACAGCAAGCTTTTAGTGGTATATCTACTACAATAAATAATACTGATAACTATAATTTGGGACAGGAATTTTTAGATGGAATTTCCAGTCCAGAAGTGAAAAAGTATTCTGGAAATATTATTTACATTGATAATAGACCATCGATTACAAGATCTTCAAATCAAAAAGAAGATATCAAAATTGTGCTCCAGTTTTAAATAGGGAATTATGCCACAAGTAACCAATTTAACCACTTCACCATATTTTGACGATTTCGTTCCAGAAGGTGGAGATGCGTATGAATATTACAAAGTTTTATTCAAGCCAGGATTTCCAATTCAAGCTAGAGAGCTTAATAATTTGCAATCGTATTTGCAATATCAAATTGAAAAATTTGGAAATCATATATTTAAAGAAGGTTCTAGAGTAACTGGGGGAGAACTTTCATATTCAAATAATTTAGATTATGTTATTGTAGATAATCAATATTTTGGAGAAGATGTATCGGAAGATATACTTCCGTGGTTAGTTGGAGAAACACTAAGAGGAAGAACTAGTGGAGTTACTGCTAGAATCGACAATTATATTGATGAAAATGCTTCTGGTATTAATAGGGTTACTTTATATGTAAGTTATATTACTTCAAATGGTAGTAATAAAAAATTTGTTGATGGGGAAATATTAGAACTAGAGTCTGAAATTGAACTCATAGACATAGAAGAAATTGCAGAAATTAATCAGGAAGATGATCTTCCAAATATTTCTGTTGGAGATGCTGTTTTAAAAACAGTTGAACAATTTTCTACCGGAAAAGGATCTGGCGTAGTATTATCTGAGGGATATTATTTCCTAAGAGGATTTTTTGTTTTTGTAGAAGATCAATTTTTACTAACAAATCAGTATGGTACTGATGGTGATTATAAAATTGGTTTTTCTATAGATGAAACTATCGTAACTCCAAACTTTGATTCAAATCTAAATGATAACGCAGCAGGATTTTCAAACTATGCTGCTCCAGGTGCGGATAGATTATCAATTAGTGCTGTTCTTGATTTTTATTTTTCTGATGAAGAATTGCCTGATGGATTTGTAACCGTTTTAGAAATTAAAGGTGGAGAAGAATATTCTTATACTAGTGGTATAGAATATAACGAAGTAAGAAATGAACTTGCAAGAAGAACATATCAGGAATCTGGAAATTATTATGTAAAACAACCATCATTTGCTCTAAGAGAAACTTTAGACAATTATCTTGGAAATGATGGTGTATATAAAGAAGGAAAAATAACATATTCTAATAATATTCCAAATGAAAATCTAGTAACATATTCAATATCACCACTAACAGCTTTTGTTTATGGTTATGAAATTAATACTTTAGGTACAACTTATATTGATATTGATAAACCAAGAAC